AATTATGAATTCAGCATAATTTATACGACTTTTTTCTTCATCATCCTGTACAAAATCAGTAGTAATACCTTTTACATTTTCGATTAGTACTAATTTCGGCTTAATTAGGTCTACAAACTCAAGATATGCTTCAACAAGACGATTTCGCGGATCAGCAGGGTTTCGCTTACCGGCGCTAGAAAAGCCCTGACAGGGAGGGCCTCCGACAAGCAGATCGATCGTGCCAGCTAAATTTTCAAGCTCACTCCGATATTGATGTAGTGCATCCAAAACACTTAAAGGCTCGATCGGCAGCCAGTTAGGCCAATTGAAACGGTATCGAGCATTTTCTTCGATGAGATTGTGAGAAAGAGTTTCAAAAGCATTCCTATCACGCTCGATGGCGAATATGCCTTTCCAACCAGACTGCATCAAACCCAGGCTTAAACCGCCACACCCGGCAAAAACATCAATAAATACAGTCACTTAACCCACCTCGACCAGAATCGTAACCATGATGGTTAGCTACGTCTCGTAACTCTTACAATATTTTTTGCCTTAGTACCAGGTACAAGGGTTGGCAAGCTCCTTCATGGAAAGAACGTCGAGAGTGGCGCTCCCGGCAACCGAGATCTGATTGGTGATGCGCTAGCGGCTGGCTAGTCAGCGGAAGAAGCAAAAACTGCTATTAAGATTATATCCGCTGGAATGTATTGTGGATACTCTGGTACCGAAGAAGACGAGTAGCAAAATGAGAAAAGCCCCACCGAAGCGGAGCTTTTCTCATTTTTGAAAGTAGGCGATCAGCTTCACCGTATTCTCGTATAGGGACACCACACCCAGTAACATCGCAAGAACCGCCAAAATCACCCACCGCATCAAGCGGCCAATGGTTCGAAATGAGCGGATCAGTTCAAGACCATGCTTCATCAGGTCGATATCTTCCTCGCGAAGCTGGGAGAGAAACTCGCGGGTTTCTTCAGGTAATTCGATCAGCTTGCCAGCAGTGGTTGTTTCTGGATCCATTGGCATCACATCATCCCCCCCGCCAAACCATTATAGAAATCAGCACACCGATCTGTGCGCGCATTCTGTCGATCAAGCGCCTGCCGTTCCCGCTTGAGCACTGATTTAGCTTCCGCCCCATCGATCAACGGCGCGTGGTCTTCTTTCTTGCGGCAATCATCCGGGTATGAAGGCAATTGCCGTTCAGCTTGCCCTCGTCCCGCCTGTTCAGCCGCTTCCTGCAAAAGCCTGTTACCTGCGCAGGAACTCAATATCATCGCGATTAAGCAGGCAAACCCGCCCCGCATCAGTAAGCCGCTTCTCATAGTCGGCAATCTCCTGTTCCGTTTGTTCAATGCGTGCGGCTTCAGCTGTGCGTGCGTTGCGCAGCTGCACTTGATAGGCTTCGATAACGAGATCATTGGCACGCCTGAGCGATTTGAGCTGGTCGAGTTCAGCCTTTAAGGCCAGCGCCTGAAACTCGGGCACCAGCCCTTTTTTCGCCTGCCCCTCGAACGCGGCCCCAATATATGGAATGTTCTTAAGCACCGGGACGCCGTTGTAATAGATGGATGCAAGGACGATCCCGATTGCAACGCCCGCAGTCACCTTAATTGCATCGAGGATCTGGCTCATTTCAAACCAGCCAGACAAAGTTCAAGCTCACCGATGCGTTGCGCGTCGCCCAGCTCGCGCCGCTTGCGCAGACCTTCCACAACCTTGCCGCCAGCACGATTGAATGCCGTCATGGCGTTGCAGGCCATACGCCATTGCTTTTCCGTCATACGCCTAGCGGCAGTCGATTTGCAGGCAGCGCCGGTACCGATGTTGTATGAGAGATCGAGCATCGACGCTTGCACGCTGATAGGAGCCTGATCAAAGGTCCAGATGCATTTGCGAAGCGGCTGTCGGAAATCTGTTTCCAGCCGCCTGATTAGCATCTCCTGACACTGTTTATCGGTGTAGCTGTCGCCTTTTTTGACGCCTTTGGTTTCACCCAAGCACACTGTCCAGACCTTGCCGAGCTTGTCGTAATAGGCATGGTTTTCCATACCCTCCCACGGCGCTGTCAGATATGTTGCAGTCAAGGCAACCAAGCCAAGACCAGACGCCAAAACCGCCTTAGCACGTTTACTCATCGCGAAAATCCTTCTGTGATTTAATGCGCATGACAAAGGCCAGCACCGTCACGACGAAGGTGAGAGCTGCAAATGCGCCTGTTGGGATGGGGAAAGCGTCACCCAGATAGGGCAACACAACTTCAAGGCCGGACAGAATTGCAGCGGCCAGCAGCAAGCGGATGCTCCACGCATAGCGAAGCACCCGCCGCCAATCGGTGACAAGTTTCATACTGATGCTTTCAATGAAACAATTCAGGCAGGCTTAAGCCCTGCCAATACCGAAACCGCCGGGCATGGATCCGGAAGACGACGAGGGTGTCGGGCTTGGGATCTCTGGCGTCTTTGATCCGTTTTTACTCGGCAGCTTACTGGGAGCCTTGTTTGTGGACTTCTCGCCGGTATTAGCCGACGCGATTGGCTTAAGCTTTGCAGTTATTTCGGTGACGTAACCACTCTTGGAAATGCGATGGACAGCAGTTTCAATGGTGAATTCCACGCCGTCGACTTCTGGTCGCACGCCCGAATAGGAGAATGGAGCACCGGCTCGAATGGCTGGATTGCCAAAAACTGCGACCGTTGTTGTCACAGTTTCCGACTTTAAATTTTCTGCCTTCGATTTAGCTGCCCGTTTTGCCTCATCTTCGTTGGCAAAATTGTCTTTGATTGTGAAATCGGCAGTACCTTCATCGTCGCTATCTTCTTCAATTTCGACGGTTTCGGCGGTCAGACGGTCGCGGGTTTTAGCTTTAACTTTGCGGACCTTCTTTCGATACGCATAATTAATGCGGCAAGTTCCGGCAATAATATCATTTGGCCCCACAACAATGGCGGTTAGATCTTTACCGCTGGCAGACTTGCCGCTGCCTCGCTTTGTGAAAACCAGCCTGCCGTCCTTCACCGAAAACAAAGCGCCGTGAAGGCGGGCAAGGCGCTCTGCAACATGAAGGTCGCTTTCTCCCTGTTGTCCAAACCAACTATATTTATGACTAGAGACGCTCTCATCGATCACAGGGGAAAGGCCGTTATCGGCGGCGATATCGCGGAGAATGTCACCGACGGTTTTGTCGTCCCAATGCCGGGTCCGGCTTTGCTTCAACTGGTCGCGGACATTTGCGCCACGCCCTTTGATAGACATACCATAAGGAAGGCAGCGGATTTCAGGTTCATCGATTGTGTAAGAGCCAAACGGAATTACGCCGGTTTTTTTGTAACCGAGCGAAGCCTCAATCGTGTCACCCTTCTTCGGGATCGCAGCAAACGGGTGCCCGTCGTTGAGATCGACGTCGATGCTATCCGACCCGACGCCCTCTTTATCTGTGATCGTCAATGAGATAAGGCGGTCAATCATGATCGAGGCGACCGGATTGCCGTTCACCTTGATTTCGAATGCGGGAGTTTGCATGTTCACACCATGGAGGGCTTGCTATGGAAGCAAACAAGGGGATTCATGGGAGTAATTGGAAACAGGGAGGGGCTGTAATCGTCTTAGGCATTGCAGCAATGTGGCTTGTGCCAAGCATCTTGTTTGGAAGCGACGGCGGTCCGTATGACTGCAAAGCGCTCATTCCGGAGGTCGTCAAACTATCGACCGACAACCCAAACCCGCTAACAAACGTTAAGCTATTAGATATCTCTGCCCCGAAAACCATTATCGCGGGAACGTCCAAGACAATCAAATGCGAAGGACGTGGATTTTTAAGTGACGGCACCGAACAAGATATTCGATACCGTATAATACAGAAGAACGATAAGCCTTGGCTTTTCTTCGAGCCTGTTGACCCCTAATCCCAAAGCGAAATGATTGACGGTGTTGCGTCTGCCCTCGTTAATTCGGGCAGACGTATCACCGTTCCGAGCGGCAATCTGTGGGGCAAATCTGCAAGTCCTGGATTGGCTTCAAGAACTTGCTCAACGTAGCCGCTTTCGTCGCCGTACTCCTTCCGACAGATCATATCGAGCATTTCGCCTTGGATGGTAGTGTAAGCACGACTCATAACATCACCCGAACAATGTTTGGACGATTGAAACCGGCGAGAAGTTCCCGCCGGAATATCGTTTCAATTGTATACGAAAGACGTCCTTTCGGGGCATGCCGTTGGCGTCGTGGTATGATTGATCTTCGCTCACACCTTCAACGACATGCATTCCGTAGACGTTCCCAGTCAGCGTAATAAGCGGCAAAACCGTTCCCGTAATTGCGGCCTGTCGCAACTGTTCGAGCGTGGTTAGTCCACCGAACTCATGCGGGAAAAGAACACCTTCAATAGTGGTCGTGTCACTATCGCCGCCGGTCCACTGTAGGCGGTTCAAGCCGCCCACAGTCTGAATGTCAGCCCATTTTGTCGACAGCTCGCGCCTGACGCCCGTATATCCAAATTCCAACGATTGGAACATAAACGGGCCGAGACACATTGGAGTTGACATTACATTCCTCCATCAGAATATGCGCCATTCGATGCCGCTTGCAATTTGGCTGATATAGCGTTTGCGACTGCCGCGCCAATCTCAGCCGGTAAAGCGTTTGTTATTGCATGTACGACGACCTGAATATTTGAAGGTGCAGGCGGATTGGTCACTCGAACATCTTGCGTACCACTCGGCACTGTTTGCACAGCTGAAGCGACAGTTACTGGCGGACTCCCGACGATGTTGACGTTCTCTGGTCCCGAACTTGCAGGTGATCGGTATTTGCTGACATCTATAGCCATAGCTTCTTTGAACGACGGGCGCTTGCCGTCTTGTTCGCCAAACCAGAAAGTCGGATCCCATAGAGCTGCGATGCCTCTATTGTGAGTTGCGTTGAAATCTGCCGCTTTCTTCTTTTGCTCGTCGGTGTGCACACGATCATTTAGAGCATTAAGCCCTGATTGAATTGCATACTCGCCAATCTTCTCGGCAACCAACGCAACCGCGCCGCCGCGAGCGAAGGATTTCCATCCACCCCCAACGGCAGTGCTCGTCACACCCGAACCCGGCTTGCCCCCTCCCGGAGGCGCTCCACTTGGAGCACCTGCTTTGGGGGTGCCGCTGCCTAGGCCTGCCACTTTCGCGATTGGACCGGCAACAGCCAACAGGCCCGCCCCAATCATAACCCAGTCAACAGTTGAGAGCTTCATCAAATTATCGGCAAACGCACCGATGCTATCAGCACCTTTTACAGCATTGATTAATTCCGCAGCCGCAAAGGCAACTGTAGTGATCCTGCCAATCGGTGAAAGCATGAGAGCGACCGCTCCCGCAGCAATGCCCATAAGCCCGCGTCCAACCAGACCGATTGCGAGAGCGCTACCTACGGTCATGCTTCCGGACATTCTGTCAAATGCAGATCCAAGACTAGTCATAGCCCCGGATATATCACCCGCTCCGATATCGCTAACAAAGGACTTAATATCCGAGCCAATTTTTCGAGCGTGGTTTGAAAGCTTTGCAAGGTCCACCATGCGCTGATCAAATGCGCTGGTATCGCCTTCAAATGCCTTGCCGAACAGAATGTCGCCAAGATCGTTGACCATCTCACGGACGCCGCCAGTTCCGCCATAACCCAAGCCGCTCACAAGCCCAGTGAGCGACATTTGAATTTTGTCGATCACTCCCACACGCTTGTCGAGAGTGTCGACCACATCACCGACGCCGAGTGAAAACTCTTTCAGGGTTGGTAACCATGTGTCACCGTACTTGATACCGCGCGCACTCAGCTTATTTCCGAGAAGTTCAAGGACGTTGGCCGCAGTGTCTGCCCGGATCATGTACTCCTGAAATGCTGATCCTGCGTAATCAGCCTCCCGACCCACAAGCCCCAGCTGTCGCCGCAGCTCTTTCGTATCGCTGATGACAGGCATCAAGGCGCGAGCTTCTTCGCCGAAGAGAGCAAACGCATTAGTTGCCCGTTCCCATTCCGGGAGCTTTCCTATTGCGTCCAGCACCTTGAGAGTGGTCTTTACGGCATTTTTCTGCATGTCCTTGGCCGCTGCCTTAGGCGACATGCCTATCCGTGCCCAAGCCGCGCGAGCCGCCTTAGCGGTATTGTCGCCCTTAGTGAGCGCCTTGCCCATATTACGAAATGATGTGGCAGCGACTTCGGTTTCCGCACCCATGGCGACCATAGCGCCACCGAACGCAAGCGTTTCTGTTGCCGAAAAGCCAAACATTTTACCGGTTGCCGCAACGCGCTTTGAGAAGTCGACGAGATCCGGAGCCTTCGCGGCGGTATTGTTGCCTAAGTGGTTGATGGCATCAGCATAAAGCCCAACCCCATCAACCGACAAATTGAGCTGCGTTTTAATTTTGGCGAGAGCGTCGGACGTATCTTTCTCGCTTGTTTCCCAAGCTACCGATACTTTCGCCACCTGTTCAGTGAATTTCCCCAGTTCTTCGTATGGAATATTCGACTGTCCGGCAGCTGCCATAATATCTGAAAGGCCCTTGACCGAAGTCGGGATCACTTTCGACATTTCGACAATTTCATTTCTCAGAACAGCGATCTGCGCCGGAGTGCCATCAACAACTTTGCGGACGTCGGCGAATGCCTCTTCGAATTTGATCGCGGCACCGACCGTGCCCCCTATTCCTTCGCGCAGACCGACATAACCAGCACCGATTGCAACGAGGTTGCGAACCGATCCAGCAGCTGAAAAGCCGCCCGGCCCCCGCAAGAGGGCCGAACTGGCGCGAGAAGCACGGGAATGTAGACGATCAAGATCCGCTCCGATAACACGCGCTGGGCCTGAGATCTTATTAACGAGCGAAACTATCAGTTTTGAAACAAGCGTACCCATCACGCACCCGGTTTTTTTGGTTTTTGAGGCTTGGATAGTTCAACGACCTCGTCGTGCCACCGGACGGCTTCTTCTGGTGGCATTTCAAGGAACGTCGACAAGGGTGTGAAAAGTGACTGACTAAGCCAGATGGCTAGTCGTCGCCATCCGAACTTTCCGTGTTCAAGAAAGGGCGCATTGCTTCGGCACACTTCCTGTAATCAGTCAGAGACAGGGCGTGCACTTCTGGAACGGTCGCACCGGAGAGCTGCGCGATCATTACAGCTGTATAACCGTTATCGCCCGTACCCTTTGCAGCTGTTTCGACCCGAACCAGATCGCCTAGGACCGGCTCACGAAACGACAGTTTGTCTGTTTCCTTTCCTGCAAGGGTGTAGGACTTGGAAAGCTGGAGTGTGGTTTCATTGCTCATGAGTTATCGGGACCTTAGACCAAAAGTGCGTTGCGGATGGGTTGGGTGACGGAAGAGCCGCCGACCGAAACATCGAAAGGCGACATTTCCAGAATGGTGCGACCTTCGACTTCGAGGCGATAATAGCGAACGGTGATTCCGTAGTCGTTCTCGGCCATATCGCCGGGCTTCCAAGAACCGTGATCGTTCTTCATGAGACGCCCACGAATATAGCCCGTGGCGTTAACGACCGTGCCGTCTTCATGCGCAAGCGCACCCGTGATCATAAATTCACGCTCTTGCCCGACGGCTAGGCCAAACAACTGAATGACCTGCGGATCGAAGCCGCTCATCTTGAAGCCGCTTTCAAGCTTCTCGTAGCCCAAAGGCACGTCAATCGGCATGATCATGCCCGCATTGCGCAATTCTTCGAGCTTTTCGGTTGGCACAGGCAGCGTGACTTCGCTCGCCTGTCCGATGAGTGAAACGCGGTTTGCAAAGATCGTGCAATTCCGCAGGATATAACGAGGCATGTCAGACATGGCCTAACCTCTTAATCGTTGAAACTTTAATGATGGAGCGAATGAGGAACAGCGTTAGCCGTATGTGCCGTCGCCGATTTCCTGTGCAACCTGATTGAGCAGCAGTTCGTAGCTGACGACATTTCGATGTGAAGTGATCTGAATATCGGTCATCGGTGCAGGAGGCTCAAACTTCACGCCAAGCTTGACGATGCCCTGTGCCATATCGTTGTCGGTATTGGTTTCGAGCAACCAGACGTCATGCCCCGGCAGGATCGCACCTTCAAGTTCCATGGTACGAAGGAAAGCACGACCGCTTTCGACAAGGAACTTGAGGTTAGCCCGTGTGAAAGGCTTATCGACAAATTCCAGATATGCCTTTTCAAGCGCTTCATTGATCGCGTCAGCGGTGCGGCGAACTGGAATGAACTGCCACAATAGGTCTGACGCGCACGTCCAAACGCCCCACAAACGGAAACCCGTACCATCAATATT